CCCACAGTTCTTTGGACAACTTGACCCCAGTTGAATATGCAGCCAAAATTTCAGGTGTTTACTAACTTTCTATCTGGACGGTTTTTGGGGGCAGGTCACATAAAATATTATATCGCATTAACTTAGCAAAATCTAGTAATTGAGTAGTGTGATTATAGGAGTAAAATCATCTTTACGCCGTAAACATCAAATAAACATCAAGCAAACATCGGAAAAGATGGCTTTACTTCCGGCTATTTGCGGTAATTTTACGTCTAGCTAAACATCAAATAAACATCAAATTGTAGGTTTTTGCTTTTCCGGACACAAAGAAAAAGCCCAGCATCCGCATGGATACTGGGTTTGTTTGGTTGCGGAGGCAGGATTTGAACCTACGACCTTCGGGTTATGAGGGAAGATTTTCTTTCATGGCATTCTATTATAACCTCTGATAATCTCGGGCTATTGCGGGTTTTCATTACTCTCACTTACGGTGATTTCAGGCGATTTATAGCCGCTTCTTATAGCGATAAACATCAAACAAACATCGGCTTGTAGGTTTCACATAAAAATTGCATTTTTACTATAAAGCCTTCTTGGTCTGAACTACTTAATAACAAAGTTCAATGTAAGATAATTAAAAGTATTATCCCAATTACAATGCAAACCGATACAAAAGACAATAGAATATTAAATCTTTTTTTCCAAGTCTTTTGAGAGTTGTCATAGTTTGTAGCCATATCAAAAATCATTTTATCAAGTTGATTAATCCTTTCATTCAATATTTCCTGAGAGTTATCAATTTTACTTTCGATTGAATCTTTGTGTTCTATTGCTTCTTCACGGGCTGAATTTCCTATGTTTTCTATGTCTTCTGCTTTCTTTAAAAAAACAGCATGATTCTCAGAGACATATTCTTTCAAATAATCTATTTTATTATTGATTTTATCAGTCTCTATTCTCGCATTTTCAAAACACCCTCCTACATATTTTGTGTATTGATTGTGTGAATCCGTAATGGAGTCAAGGATCGCTCTGATTTTTTCATTTAACAATGTTGTCAAATTCAGCAGTGACTTTTCTGTTTTTTGATTTATGGCACTGGTTTCTTTTTTGATAGAATGAATTTCCTGAAGTATATATTCCACTTTCTCCAACTGATTCTCAACATCTCGGCTTAAATGTCCTAGTTCATCATTAGTATTTTGAATATTTTTTAACTCGTTACAAACTTTTTCCAATGAATCGATTACATCATTCATTTTATCTAAGTTTAGCATATATTTTCCTCCCTACATTCTGAATCCTATCGGCAAACTGTAAAATAAGTATGCTAGCACTATATTCATCTTTTAATTCCTTATAAATATCTTCTAACTGGTCTGGGAAAAAGCCTATGACTATTTCTGACAAAATGTTTTTTTGCTCTATATTCCAATCTTGGCACGTTCTAAGGAGGCTACTTAAAATTTCTTTTTTCTTAGGATTTCCTATATCCCTGCGAGTCTTTAAACTATTCAAAGCTTTCTCCAAACGTTGTTTTCCATCTGGATCATCAAACTCATTCAAGTTAAGCCTTGCCAGTCCACTCAAGAAATTCAGTCCCATATGATTTTCATAACTTTCTAGATCACGTGCAATCCTCTGTTTGATAGTCTTAGAATCCTTTTTTTGAAAAATAGGAAAACATGCAGCAACTTGCTCCGAGTTATCCAACATTAATGAGTAAGCGCTTCCTGGGTCACTCACTGAAAAATAGTTTTCAATCGTTTGGACAAATTCTTTTGAATCATTATAATGGTCAACGCAATCATCATATATTGTTTTAATAGCTTGTCGACGACTATAAACAATATGGCTATATATCCATGTGATAAGAGCGTGGATTAGTTGGCGTAAATCCGCAGCTTGCGGAACGGGGTCATCTGGTTCATATTTTCGAATAAAATTAGTGACTGAATTTTTGCAGAATTGTACGCATCTTGTTTTTGGATCTCTTGCTTTAAATGCTTCAATAAATTTATCATTCATTTTTAAAGTGTAATTATCAGTTTGAAAATCAATTGTCCAGTCCTCCACAATCCCTACTATTTTCAAACGATAAAGATACTTTTCAAAATTGGCTAGGTAAGATTGTTTTCTTCTATCCCAGCTCTTTTGTTCAGAAAACTGCTTCGTTTCCCGCTTGCCATGCACTTTTTCCATATATGTATTCACAAAATCCTGTTTTCCTATTGGGGGCATTGGTTTATCGCTTTTCAAAAAATCAGAGCATCTCTTGGCAATATCGCGATATAACTGGTAAACGATCTCTGCTTCTTCATTGACACCAATATTATTTTCCATCAAAAAATAAAACGAAGTTTCGAGATCACCCAGTTCAGGTTTTTCTCCTTCTGAAGGAAATATTATTTTTTTTAAGTTTTCTATTGATGTTTTAGATGAAAAGATTTCATTATATTTTTCATTGTCTATGCTGGCCGGAGAAAATATAACATGGCAGTCAGCATACGGGTCTGTCTTTATATTAGGGTCACGAATATTCCTACCAGCCCGCCCAGCTTCTTGGTATAAAGACTCCAGCGAACCAGGTATTTGATAGTGAATTGTATATCGGATATTTCCTTTATCAATTCCCATGCCGAAAGCTTTTGTCGAGCAAATGATTGGGACTTCGTTCTTCATAAATCTATTGAAGTTATTAGATACTAATTCCCCCTTCTGGTTATCACCAGTTGAATAGTAATATAAACAATCAACTGATATTTTTTCCTTTATCAGATTTGCAATTTCTTTACAATTACCTTTTCCTTGTTCTTTTTTTGCGGCGAAAATCACTCCGCAGCGAGTATTTTCACCGTCAGTCTTAAAATAATTGTGGTCTTTATATTTTTTTAATATCTCGAGCAGCTGATCATCTTTCTTGTTGCTCGGAACATTACAAATATTAAAATGCAGTTCAGCTCTGTTAAAATTCTCAGGCCAAATAATATTAATTCTATTACTGGTTTCTTGTATATGAATTCCAAATTGTGTTTGTAAATCTTTTAATACGTGATGTGAAGCGGTTGCTGTTACTCCAATTACTGTAGCTGCAGGCAATAAAAGGTGTATGGTTGGATTAAGGCATAGATATGAAGTCCGGAATTCCTGTCCCCATTCTGAAACACAATGTGCTTCGTCAATGGTTACAATTCCGATATTGTTCTTTATTTCCTTAAGTTGGTTACGGAATTTCTGAATCTGAAAACGTTCCGGTGAAACCCATGTAATCAAGTTATGTAAATTCCCAAATTGTTTTATTTTATAATCCTTAGCAACAGCCTTATCATCTGAAGAAATAATATCAATTCTATTAAATCTATGACGTGAAATCAATACATCTTTTTGATCCGACATTAAACTTTTTAAAGGAGAAACGACAATATTGATGCATGGCTGAAGTATAGATGCGAGTTCATAGCAAATGGTTTTTCCTGACCCGGTTGGAAGAATACCAAGCGTACAGTTTCCGTTAAGAGCAGAAATTACAATTTCAATTTGTTTTGGCCTAAATTCAGAAAAGCCGAATATGTTTTTAAGAAAAAACTCTAATTGATTTTGTTTGTTTTCCTTACTAATGTCAATATTATAATTAATTTTTTTATCAACACTAACCTTGAAATAATCACGATGGCAACTGTGCCACTTAGCCAAATCACCCTTTGAGATATCTTTGTCATAAGAAAAGATTGCAAACTCAAAACAATCTGTACGTATAAAATAGATTTCAGATTTTCCGAATGTCGTATCGTCCAATCGAGCTAAAAGGCTAAAATCGATGCAAATTTCATTTTTATGTAGATCAAATTCATTTGAAGAATTTATAAAGTGCAGCGATATATTTGGTCTATGGAACACTTTGTCTTGAAGTAATAGAAGTTGCTCCAGCCAAATAAAATTGTCTTCTACTGCCAAGTCAAAGAAATTTTCTTTTTGGTCCAAAGTTTGTCCAATTAAGTCCCATTCATCAAACCTTAAGCAGAATCTCCATTCTTCGTCATCAAGAGAGATTATGGAATGTTCTAACAAAGATAGTAGAAAAAGCTGAATACGCATAACTGCAGTTGCTAAACATTGTCCCTGCGTATTCTCATTTTGAAGGTGAGTCTCATAATAGCAGCCCATTCCATTGTCTATCGCTCTTTTTTTAATTTTTGCCACTGCTTCTTTTACTTTGGACTCAGTGATTTCTTTCGCGCGAATACGGACTACTTCTACTCCGGCTTGACTCAGAATTCTTTCTTTGTTTTGGTCTTTTCTGCGATTTGATATTTCTTCATGCTGACTTCCATCGATTTCAATCGCTAACGCTGCCTGCGGAATATAGAAATCCATCTTAATGTCATCAGACTGCTTTCTTCCCTCTTCTGTATCAACAATCTGATTTACTGGAAATTCCGGAATAATAAGATTCCTTGCTACAACGCTGTCCACATCAAAAAAGCCGCACAGCATATGATAGAAATCTCTAGCAGGGTATAAATTTTCAGCATCATATCCTTTGATGCTGTCATCCCAATAGGGTAAAACCTTTGCATCAGTATTCAACAAAGGAAAATACTTACCATCTGTCATCAAATACTTTTGAAGATAAATGGATGGGTTTGTGGGGCATCCACGCTGAAGTATATTTTTCAAAATGCAAATCACATCATTATATTTGCTATTAACATGATGGGTTTGATTATTTGCTATATTACAAATGACAAAATTACTGTTAGTGTTGGAATAGTTTGCAGAATATTTTAGCATATAACCACTCCCTAGAAATTAAGCAATAAAAAGAATTAAAAATTCTTAGTGCTTATATTGTACGCATCATTTTCCTTAAAGTCAATTTTATAGCCGATAATAATACCAAAAGCCGGGATAAAAATTGAAATCTCAACTTCTATACCGGCTCATTTGTTATTTTATTCGCTTTTACCCTAATTTTTTTAAATTCCCTTTCGGTGTCAAAATATCATCCAACGTATCTGCTGCCATTTCATCAGCCGTTTTAATGGCATGGGCGTAAATATTTTCCGTAGTGGAAGTCTGCGCATGGCCTGCTCGATAGGAAACCGTTCTTAAGGGAACACCTGCCGCAATCAGCAAGGTAATGTTGGTATGCCGAAGTGAATGAATCGTTATCTGTGGCAAATCAGTCTTGGCAATAAACTCGCGAAACCAGCCGGTAATGGAATCCGGGTGAATTGGCTTGCCGTCACACTGCGTAAAGATTCGGTCGGAAGTTTCCCATCTGTCACCCATTTTTAAGCGTTGTTCTATTTGCCAAACCTTATATTCTTTCAAAACTTCAAAAGCCTGTGAGGGTAGTTTAATCGTGCGGTCGGAGGTTTCAGTTTTGGTTTCTTTGGTGTAAATGCCTTTGCCTGCAACATATTGGGAAGAACGGCGTACCGTAATTAAATGGTTTTCAAAATCAATATCTTTCCATTCAAGGCCGCACATTTCACCTCTACGAAGGCCACTGTACAGAAACATTTTTATCATCGTCTGGTGCGGCACTGATTCAGGTTCCAAAAGTCTAAGTAATTCTGCCGTTTGCTTTTCATCGAGGTATTTCGCTTCTGTTCGTGCTACCTTGGGCGGCTTTACTCTTGATGCAGGGTTACTGGGGATGACTTGCCAAAAGACTGCTTGATTCAAAATGGCCGATATCAGCCTGTGATGGTGCTTGATTGTCTTATTGGATAAGCCATTAATTGGTCTTGACGGTTCAAACCCCTCTTCAAAAAGAATGCCGAGCACCCCACACACTTTACGTGCGGTTTGCTCGGCTACTGGCTTATTCTTAAAAACATTATAAATCGTATTTACGTGAATATCCGTCAACTTTGAAATAGCTTCTCGGGTATATCCTGTATCCTCAAATACCTCCATCAAATCATCAGTTGCTACAAATGATAATCCGCGATGGTTTATATCATTGCCCATATCCTTGTAAAGTTCCATTAAGTGATGTGGCTGCAGCTTATCCAACTTGATATGCCCAATCGCCGGTAAAATACGCTTCAGCATGGACTGATACCTCGCATAAGTTTTCGGAGCAAGGTTGACTTCGGCATAATCCCTGCACCATCGCTCCGTGAATTCTGCAAAGGTAACGCTCCCATCGAGCACCTGCCCCGATAATACTTTCTTTTCAAATAATACCGCTTGTTCATTCAGCGCCTTTTCAATTTGCTTTTCGGTCATGCCATCTTCCGGTTTCCACGTCATTGTTTTTCGGATTTGCTTGCCGGTAGTATCATAACCAGTGCTGACCATAATAAAGTAAGCGCCGTTGCGCTCCCTAATTGATGCCATTTGAATATCTCCTTTTATTGATTTTTTGCTTTTGTGGACACCATGTTACCTCTGACACCTACAATTAGCAAGTTGATTTTGATGTTTATTTTTTGATTTTATTGAATTATTTTCAAAGGATTTTTGTAGCCCGGCAGCACGTCTTCCGGCTTGGTTCCCTTGAGATATTCAAACAATACATCGAGGTCAATCAGATATTTTTTGCCCGCTTTCACGCAGGGGATCTGACCCGACACCACCATACGGCGCAGTGCATTAGGGGTAATGGCGGTTTCGTTATCTTGTTCTTTTATGTAATTATAAGTTTCTGTTAATGTTCTGAGTCTTGGCATATATAAATTTCTCCTTCTATTTCTGTTTTATATTTTTATAATATTGTAATTTCCTAGCGGTAGGAATTCTTGTACTCATATTTTGGAGGAATGTGTTTTCCCATTTCTCTATCTGCTTTACGTATATGAAATAATTATAACATTGAGATCGTAAAATACAGTGCTGTCATCTGACAGTGTGGCGGTAAGTATTACGCTATGCCCAATATAAGCATTGTTATTAAGCGCAGCCAGTTTGCAGGTTGTACCTGTCATATCAGACAATGTTGCCATGACATCTCCGGTGTAATCTTTGTTTTTCACCGACCAAGTCACCGATTTTGTGGTAATAGCTGTGCCGTTTTCATAAACAACAGCGGTAAATGGCTTTGGATAACCGCCGACTCTTATTTCAGCAGTGTTTTTGAAGGTAATCTCTACCGAGTAGCTTGGCGTTACCGTTCCGGTTACCTTTGTGGATACAGTCACCGCTGCTTGAGGATACCCGGAAACAACAGCGGTAATTGATGCCTCGCCATTGGAAATTCCGGTTATTAACCCAGTATTGCTGACTGTTGCAATTGCTTCATTGGATGATGTGCAGATAATTTGCGGCAGGGTTGAAACCTGACTGCCTTTATCAGTGACAATTAAAATAAGCTGTGTAGTTCCACCTACAGTCACCTCAATTGGCTGTTGATTCGAAACCGTAATTGCATATTGATGGTTGTGCTTATAATAATCGGCAATTTCATTCTGCTTATCGTCATCATCTATAAACACGTCTTTGTCGGCATGAATCATATTGAGACCCTTTTTACTCCGGTCAACGCCACTGACTTTCCAAGCGTAGCCAAGCTTGATGAACCTCGCATTGATTTCAATTTTATCGGAATACTCATTTGATGGCACTGTAACAATAATTTCTCCGGCGGCAGTATTGATTACTTTCCCATTTTCAACATAAGCACCGACGGAATCAATCATGGAATCAAACTCATGGAGAATTTCGCCGATATACACTTTTATTACAAAATCGCTTTCTCTTATTTTGGCACGATAAGTTTTACTGTTTTCTTCCGGCTGAGAAATGACGACCCACTTTTTGTTCTGATATACGATGATATCTCCGGTTGTAATGGGTACATCGGTTCGTAAATATTGATCATCATAATAGGTTGGATTTTCACTTGCACTGCTTATGATACCAAAATTTTGTACTCCATTAATCGTGATCTGTTGACCTTTTTCAAATTGAAAGAAGTTCCACAATTTTTCAATACGATTCATATCGCGCCACGCTCACATTCATAGAGCCAAAGTTCTAAATAATCGCTGTAAGGCTTTATCTTCATAACTTTATAAAGCTTACTGCTGTTCTTTAAATAGGACTGGTCGTCTATTTGAGGAAGAGCTTCACAGAATGCTCTTTTTGTAATTTCAATATCAATGCCATCCTCAAAAGTCATGGTTTTTTCAAACGGCTGTATGTCCGCATCGGTTTCAGCAATCTGTTGAAAGGAACCATTCAGTATTTGAATCTGTGTATCTTTAAACATCTGCCACCCCCACTGTTATTTTGGGAACAGGCAGTGCTGCCTTAATTGACTCAGGGATACCCAATTCAAATGCAACGCTCTTTTCTCCTTCGGTTTTCTGCGTATAACCTTTGCTGTCCCTATTTTTGTACAAATAAACAGCCAATTCTGCAACCGTATCGTCATAACCCACTAAGGCCGCAACATTGCAATAAAGCAGAGCCATTTTATTTGCCTGAGTAATATAGTGATCCAAAACTTTGTCCTTTGATGTATCTGTGCTGTCGATACCGAGCAACATCTTTACAAGTTCAAGCATTTGGTTCCTCCGTTTCTTTCAGCATATGCAGAAGTTCCTCTTTTTTCATACCGATTCCGTTAAGTCCTTTTGATTTTGCATATTCGGTCAATTCCTTATAATTCATTTCTTCCAACTCTGGTAAAATGTAATATCCGTTTTCTTCAAACCAAGAAAGAAGGCGGGAGTCCGTTGAGACCCCCACCCCGTTTACAAAGTTGATTCCTGCGGATATACCGTTATACTTTTCGTTTTTAGAGTATATCCTCGCCATATCATATCCTCCGTTATATTACTTTAATATTTCTGAATACACCGGCGCTCTTTGTTGCCTTTAGTGCTACCGCAGCAACCATTTCTACTTCTCCGGTTTTCACTGCGCCTGAAGTGCTGAAGTCAGGAAGCCAAATTTTCACCAAATCCTGATTTGCAAGGGAAACAGCATGGAAACCGTCAAGAGCCAGCCTTGCAGCATAAAGGTCAGTTAATCCGGTTACTGCATTGGTTCCATCGGGTTTTCGGGTATCAACAATGGATACAACCGGATCATTGCTGCCAACCTTTGCACCCAAATCCACAAGTGGAATTCCGTCATAGGCATCTACCTTTCTACCGAAAGCATCCTCACTTTGTGTTAAATATCCCGCTCGTCTTGCAACTGACTTAATTTTGGTAATCAGTTTCGAGTTGCCGCCAAGGAATGTGGGCGTTGCATCAAGGTTGGACAGGAATTCATCCAGCATATCAAGGAACTGCTTGTAATTGGTATCCACCGCAGAAGTGCTTGATAAGTCAATTGTCTTATTCACTGCATACTCAGTGGTAGAGCCGGTTACCGCTTTATTCAATCCGTCAAACGAATTCACATTGATTGCGGAATCACCATTAATAATGGTATCGTGAAACAAAGCCTTTGCCGCTTTCACCTTTTGCTGAACCTGTAAATTCACCTCATCGACCAATCCACCGGTATTGGCAACAATCCGGTCTACTGCAAAAGAACCACCGAATGGCTTGAGTTCCACTGTAAACCTGTCCTTGGTGACTTCCTGTGAAGTATATTCCGTGTTAATTGCTCTGAAAGCCGCTGTCGGCTGGGTAATTAACCTCGTGTAACCATATGTAAGCGTAGCTCCATTGGTTCCGGGCGTTACCGCATTGTCAAAAGTAATATTGTCGAGAATATACGAACTTTTTCTGAATTCATCGATAACACCTTTTTGAATATCATCCTGTGAGTCAAGTTTTGCCTGTTGTAATGTTACTGCCATAATAATCATTTCTCCTTTTTAAATTTAGTTGTTGTTTTTCGTATAATAATTTTTGAGGGCATCGCCCAGATTCTTAACTTTTGGTTCCTGTTCCTTGCTTTGAGGTGGAACATAGGAATTGCTTTTGAGCCTTTCTTCCACTGCCGACTGAACGGAATCACCGAAAACAGTTTCAATCCTGCCGATGTTTTCGAGCGTGGATTCTTCATCTTTACCTAATAGCAAATCAACAATATTAGTAATAGGTAACTTTTTCTCCGCTGCAACGGTCAAAGCCTTATTTTTGAGAATTTCTCGCTGCTTTTCCTGCTCCATCTTTTCAATTTTGGAATTCAATGCCCGAAGCTGTTTTTTCTCTTCGGATTCCTCCGGGTAAAGTTCTGCTATTTTTTTGTCGATTTCCTTTTGCAGATTGTTGGCTTTCCAAGTTTCAAGACCTTTTTGCAAATGTTTGTCTTTCACAGAATCCAGCCACGATTTGCCATCCTGCGTTTCCATGAAATTTTGCACCCCTTCAACGGTAATAAGCCCCTGAAGATATGCTTGGGTTTCCTCAGTATTTTTGTTTTCATTGATATACTGTTTTACTTCGTCTAACGTCATAATTTTTTCCTCCTTAAAATTTACCCATCCGACTCAGGAAGAACCGGATACGTACTTTGGCAGTTTAACGTCTTACCAAGGACAATGTTTATCTGCGCTTATAGCGCGGGCAATCGACCTCTTTGCACCGATAGGATTGTTTGCAGGGATTGGCACAGCGAGCGCACTTTTTAAAATATTTGATATTGCCTTTTTCGTCCATCCAAAACTCCAAATCCGATTTATCCGAATCACTGATTCTCGCCAAGTAGTATCATCTCCCTCACCCCCTTAAAACGGGCAAATTAATTTTTATTAAAA